GTACGACCATCTGTTACGAGTACCACGAATACGGCATCGCGCTGTGCAAGGGTGACAAGCAGGACGACAGTTTCTTTGCCTTCATTTGCTCACTCGATCCTGGTGATGACCCGATCAAGGACGAAGGCTGCTGGTACAAGTCGAACCCTAGCCTGGCCTTCGGTAAGCCTGGTGATGCAAACGGCGGGGTGCCGGGGCTCAAGTACTTGCGTGAACAGGTCACTGAAGCGCGCGGCATGCCCTCGAAAGAGTCGAGCGTGCGCCGCCTCAACTTCTGTGAATGGGTGGATGCCGCGAACCCTTGGTTGGCCGCAAACATCTGGATGGCCTGTGAAGACGATTACGATCTCGAGCAGATTCCCGAGGGAGAGCCTTGTTATGGCGGCCTCGACCTGTCGGGCTCACGAGATCTCACGGCCCTGGTGCTGTATTTCCCACGGTTGAAATTGGCAGTCGCTGAACTGTGGACGCCCAAAGACAGCATGCTCGATAGGGCTCGCGTCGACCGTGTGCCCTACGACGCTTGGGTGCGCGGCGGTTTCCTGCATGCGCCACCAGGTATGGCCGTGGACTATGCGGCAGTCGCTGCGCGCGTGGGCGAGCTGGCGGTGCGATACAGCATCCAAGGCATCGCCTTCGACCCATATCGCATCAAGTACTTCACGCCTGAACTCGAAGCTCAAGGCATCGACGTACCGTTGCTGCCGCATGGTCAGGGCTACACCGTCTCGAAAGAAACCGGGCTGTGGATGCCTCGCTCTATTGAGCTGACAGAAACACTGCTCACCGAAAAGAGCATCAAGATAAAAACCAACCCTGTGCTGCGTTGGAACGCAGCAAGTGCGGTGCTGGATGCGGACCAGAAAGACAATCGAATATTTGCCAAGCGTAGAAGCACCGGTCGAATCGATGGCGTTGTTGCGCTGGCGATGAGTATTGGTGCGGCAGATTCTCAGCCTGTTGTTTCTGGCGACCGCGACGGCTTCTACAACAATCCGATCATGGTGGGAATCTAATGGCGCGGGAACAGAAAACCGGGCGAGTTCGTGCCGCCCTCCAGCAATGGCTGGGCGTGCCGATCGGCTTGAACAACACCGCGTTCTGGCAGGAATGGATCGGCACATCCAGCAGCGGAAAGTCGGTAACCGTCGACAGTTCGCTGCGTCTGTCTACCGTCTGGGCCTGTGTCCGACTGCTGTCTGAATCGGTATCGACCTTACCGTTGAAGCTGTACCGACGGATGCCGGACGGGTCACGACAAGTAGCCACAGACCATCCGTTGTACCGGGTTCTCTGTCGCTCACCCAACATCGAGATGACCCCGCAGCGCTTCATGCTGATGGTCGTGGCCAGCATCTGTTTGCGTGGCAATGCCTTCATTGAAAAGAAGATGATCGGTACCCGAATTACGGCGTTGATTCCGCTGCTGCCTCAGTGCATGAAGGTCGAGCGCCTGGCCAATGGGCGACTGGAATATAGCTACACCGAAAACGGTACCAGGCGTGTAATCCCCGAAAAAATGTTGGTGCACATCCGTGGCTTCGGCCTTGATGGTGTGTGTGGGATGCTGCCTATCACAACGGGGCGCGACATTATTGGCGCAGCCATGTCGGCGGAAGAAGCAGCGGCTAAGGTCTTTGCCAACGGCTTGCAAGCCTCTGGCTTCTTGACGGTCGAGGGTGGCAGCGCGCAAGGCGCTGGCACGCTCACAGACAAACAACGGGAGTTGTTGCGGGCCAGCCTGGCCGCGTTCAGCAGCTCCACCAACGCTGGCAAAACCATGGTGTTGGAAGCGGGCCTGAAGTACCAGGGCATCACGATGAACCCTGAAGCGGCCCAGATGCTGGAGACGCGATCCTTCAACGTTGAGGAAATTTGCCGTTGGTTCCAGGTGCCGCCGTTTATGGTCGGTCACATGGACAAACAGAGCAGCTGGGCGGCGAGCACCGAATCGCAAAACCTGCATTTCCTCACCAACTGCCTGCGGCCGCTGCTGGTCAACATCGAGCAGGAAATCACTCGCTGCCTGATCGGTGATCAGGACTCCGACGAATTCTTTGCCGAGTTTTCGGTTGAGGGTCTTCTGCGTGCCGATAGTGCCGGTCGCTCTGCGTACTACAACGGTGCGCTGACAAATGGCTGGATGAATCGCAATGAAGTTCGGCGCAAGGAAAACCTGCCGCCTATCCCTGGTGGCGAGGTATACACCGTGCAAGGCGCCATGGTGTCGCTGGAGTGGTTGGGTCAGAACGGTGGGCTGTCAGCGAAGGCTGCCAAGTTCATGCAGGACCTGATGGTAGCCAATGACGCGGGCGATAAGGCGTCGATTCAGCTGGCCTACAACGAAGCGGCCAAGGCCCTTCAGGCGGGCGACCCTGACGGTACCGTCATGGCTCACGCGCTGATCTCTATCGACCGGCTGAAAAAAGCCGCCTGACACTCTCGGAGTTTTCATGACAATCAAAACGCTTCCGGCGGCACCGGCGGCTCGGCCGCGCGCGGATGTTTCCTGCGATATGTCGCCACTGGCATTGGAGCGCTGGAACCCTGAGATCCGGGCGGCGAGTGACGACGAGAACACCATCTCGATCTATGACCCGATCGGTTATGACTTCTGGACCGGGGAGGGGGTAACGGCCAAACGTATCAGCGCGGCCCTACGTTCGATGAATGGCGCTGACGTGACCGTCAACATCAATTCGCCGGGTGGCGACGTGTTCGAAGGGTTGGCGATCTACAACCTGCTGCGAGAGCACAAAGGCAGAGTGACCGTGAAGGTGTTGGGCTTGGCCGCGTCTGCCGCGTCGTTCATTGCCATGGCCGGCGACGATATCCAAATTGCCCGTGCTGGCTTTCTGATGATCCACAACGCGTGGACGATCGTCGGCGGTAACCGCAACGACATTCGGGAAGTGGCCGACTTTCTGGAACAGATCGATATCGCCCTAGCCGACATTTACGCCGTGCGGACAGGGGATCCCATCGAAGCCATGCAAAAGCTGATGGACGCTGAAACATGGATGGCAGGATCAGTCGCGATCGAGGAAGGGTTCGCCGACCAGCTGCTGCCCTCCGATGCAACCAAACATGACCCCAAAGCCGGTAGCCCGCAACAGATCGCGGCTCGCCGGCTGGACGTCATTCTCGCAAAACAGGGAATGCCGCGCAGCGAGCGCCGTTCCCTGATTCAAGACATCAAGACCGGCACGCCCAGCGCTACCGGTCCGGGTACGCCGAGCGCTACCGAACCCCCGGCCATTCCGGCCGAAGCCATTGCTGAATTAGAACGAGCCCTTGCTCAGTTCAAATCCGCAGCCTCTCTCGTACCAGGAGCTTGAAGAATGTCCGATAAAACCGCTGAGCTGCTCGCAAGCGTTTCCGCTGAGCTGAAAAAAGCTACCGAAGATTTCACCCGCCAAGCTGATAACGCGCTAACTGAGGCAAAGAAAGCTGGCAGCCTGTCTAACGAAACGAAAGCCGCCGTCGACGAATTGGCCACCAAATTCAACTCGTTGTCCGAGGCTGAGAAGCAGCTCAAGGCGCAACTGGGTGAGATCGAACAGGAGTTCGCCCGACTCCCGGCCCAGGCCTCTGGTCAGTCCCGCGAAACGTTGGGCGGCACTATCATCAAAAGCGAAGCGTTGAAGGCCTTTGCTGCGAGTGTCGAGGGTAATAAGCGGCTGAGCATTCCTGTCAGCGCGGCTCTGTTGTCGGGCGATGTCCCGGCGGGTGTTGTCGAGCCACAGCGTATCCCGGGCATTGATGTCTCACCGAAACAACGTTTGTTCATCCGTGACCTGATCGCACCTGGTAAGACGGGTTCGCCGGCCATCTTCTGGGTACAACAAACTGGCTTTACCAATGCGGCCAAGGCTGTGGCGGAAGGAACGGCCAAGCCATACTCGAGCATCACGTTCACCCCAAAGATCACCGGTGTGTCCACCATCGCTCACCTGTTCAAAGCGTCGAAACAGATTCTGGACGACTTCGCACAACTCGGTTCGACCATCGATATCGAAATGCGTTATGGGCTGAAGTACGTCGAAGAGCAGGAAATTCTGTTCGCCGACGGTACCGGGGTTCACTTGCACGGCATCGTGCCGCAAGCCTCCGTCTACGATCCTGCGTTCGAGGTCGATCACCAGTCGGGCATCGATGACCTGCGCCTGGCGATGCTGCAATGCCAGCTGGCTCGTCTGCCTTCGAGCGGCCACGTCCTGCACTTCATGGACTGGGCAAAAATCGAACTGACGAAAGACACCCTCGGTCGTTACATCCTGGCCAACCCGCTGGGCTTGGCTGGCCCCGTGCTCTGGGGCTTGCCGGTGGTGGCCACCGAAGCGGTGGGTTTCGAAGGGAAGTTTCTCACCGGTGCCTTCCAGACCGGCGCGCAGCTCTTTGATCGCGAGGACGCGAACGTGGTGATCAGTACCGAAAACGCTGATGACTTCGAGAAGAACATGATCACAATCCGCTGTGAAGAGCGGCTGGCTCTGGTGGTCAAGCGTCCGGAAGCCTTCGTCTATGGCCCGTTCACTGCCCCTGAACCTGCGGGCGGTTGATCCTCACAAGGCCGCCTCCGGGCGGCCAACTGGAGAACATCATGAAACTGATTACGCTGAAGCCGTTGTACCTCGGCGGTAAGACGGTGGTTGAGGGGCGGTCATTCGAAACACACGATCAGCACGGCCGCGAGCTGATCGCCAAGGGCTATGCCGCGCTCGATGAATCGGACGCTGAACCGGTTGTCACCCTGGAAGAGGAACCCGTCGTTAATTCGATGGCGCTGACCAGTGGGCAGTTGAGTTTGACCTCACCGGATGCAGCGGTGGGGGATGATGGTCCGGCCCTTGGCAAGGCCGCCACAGCGAAGAAAAAGAAGGCGACCTGATCATGGGGGTGATATCGGTTGATTTGGCGATGCAGCATTTGCGTGCAGAGACTGAAGACCGGGGGTATGTCGAAGTTTTGCTTGCTGCTGCCGAGGACAGTGCCGCGCAGTATTTGCAGCGCAGCTTCTACGTCGATACCGCCGCTTTGGCGTCGGCAGTCCTCGACGGTGTAGCCGGCGATGATCCAATTGTGATTGCGCCATCGATCACAGCGGCGTGCTTGCTGATCCTCGGTCATCTGTATGCCAATCGCGAGGACAGCGTGACTGGCGTCAACGTCGCATCGGTCATCGAATTGCCAATGGGCTCGAAGTCGTTGCTGCATCCTTACAGGGTGAAGATGGGGGTTTAAATGGCCTACCGAGAACCAGGTGCAGGCGAGCTGGATAAGCATGTGACCCTGCGTCGACGTGATGATGAGCCCGCTGATGACATGGGTTTGGATTCGGTTTTCTCAGACCTCAATCCTCGGTGGGCGAAGATTGAACCGGTGGGCTCTGCCGTCTACACGGGAAGTGTTCAAACCGAATCGAAAATAACCCACCGCGTAATCCTGCGTTATCGCAAGGGGATTACGACCGCGTTTGAGGTTGTTCACGGCGATACGCTGTACCGCGTGAGGCGTGGTTTCAACATGAACGGAAAAACGCGATTCACTGTTCTCGAAGTTGAAGAGCTGGGTCTTACGCAGGTGGGCGGAGGTATCTATGTCTAACTCGGCGTCGCTTGATAGTTACCTGCACATTGAAGGTTTCGACAATTTTGAGCGTGACGCATTCGACAAACGCAAGATTCGCGGGGGGATGCGGAAGGTTGGGCTGCTTGTAACTCAGAAAGCGCAAATGAACCTGGCTTTGGGTAAAGGACAAGATGGCTACCCGGTCAATCGCACAGGGGCTACGGTCGAGTCGATCAGCTTCAAGGTGTCTCGCGCAGGTTTTCTCGTTCGAATCGCCCCGTCCAAAACATCTGCGATGGAAGAGTTTTATCCAGCCTTCCTCCACTACGGTGTAAAAAAGGGTAGGAAACCTGCAAAGCTCGCGCCCGGGATGGGCAAGGGCCGGAAAAATCGAAGGGCAGCTGGCACCCGAGCGAGGCTTGTCGCCGAGCGCGCTGCTGGCGAATGGCGGATCAAGCCGCGTGATAACTACATGGCTGATGCCCTGCAGGATTCGTCTTCGCAGGTCGAGTCAATTTTGAAAGCCGCGTTCGCATCTGCGTTGTCGTGACTTGCGAAACTCCTATGGGATAGGCTAGCAGTTCTATTTACAGGGAGTTGTCATGAAGCTATTGAACCTGTTTGCTCCTATCGCCATGGTGGCGATGGTCATGAACGCGAATGCAGCCGAGGCTGCCGACAAAGCACCAAGCGCTGCGATCGACCGTATCACGCTCATTTACATGAACCACAAGGTTTACCCGAAAGGCTCTGTCGAGTGTGAGTCGAAGGTAGTTGGCAGTCGGTCTATGATCGGCTGTTGGAACTACACACTCGATGGGAAAAGCCCACCGCAGGTCTGGCTTTACGAGGCAGAAAAGTTCAAGCCGGTAAATGGAAGCGCTCGCCAATTGGCCGAGACTAAGTTTTCCAGTGAGTCCGATATCGCAGTTATGAAGCTCCCGCTGCCATCCGACATTGATGTTGGTTCTGTAGTGGAAAGTTTTAAAAAGGGCTGAATAGCTTCTTCAAAAAAACCTCGCTGATGCGGGGTTTTTTTATACCTGGGATTTAATCAATGAAATTGAACCCTATCGTTGCTCACATTCGAGCGACATGTCCCACCTTTGCTGGTCGAGTCACTGGCGGCATCGACTGGGATTCTGTTGTCGAAAGCGCAAAGCTCACATTTCCCGCGGCGTATGTCATTGCCTCGGCAGATGTTGGCGGGCCGAACAAAGCCCAAACCGCCGTCATTCAAGACATCACTGATCAGTTCGCTGTGGTGATTGTTCTGGAGGCTGGTGATGAGCGTGGCCAGGAGGCCAACGATTTGTTGCACGACCTGCGCGCTGAACTCTGGCGATCCTTAATCGGTTGGTGCCCGGCCCCGGAGTACGAGCCTGTCGAATATGGCAAAGGCGCATTGCTTCACACCAGCAGGGCGCGGGTGGTGTACCAGTTTCTATTCACTGCCGAGTTCCAGCTCGGACGAAGCAAGCAAAGCGCTCCTGCTGAGACGTGGCATGAACTCGAGCTTGACGGCTTGGCGCCGTTTACCGGCGCGACTTTCAACATGGACTGCATCGACCCGGCAGATCCGAACCTGCAACGACCTGGCCCAGATGGGCGCATTGAAGCGAAATTCTCAGGAGACGTAACACCATGACCAAACGCATCACTGTGGTGCCGGCCTCTGGCCGCTCTGTGCCCGATCC